GGGAAACGCACGGGGGAGTTTTCATTTTTTATACGCAAAATTAAAACTAAATCGTGTGGATATAGATATACCAAACTAAAACCAGTTTAAGTTCATTTAATGAGAGGGAGAAAAAAAATACCAACAAAAGTAAAGGAGCTTAAAGGCACACTAGAGAAATCCAGGTTAGTGGGAAATGAAATGGAAACTTCTCAAGTTGTTAGTATGCCTCAAGCTCCCTCCTTTCTCAATAAACAAGGCGCAGATGAATGGGACTTAGTCACTAACGAACTAGCTAATATAAAGATGTTGCACTTAACTGACCTATCAATCCTAGCAGCCTATTGCAACGAGATAGGAATCTACCGAGAGATAGCTCAAGAGTTACAAGGCAACTTTACAGAACAGACCGTTGACAAAGATGGTAGGTTGAGGTCTAGTAAGATTGCACCTAAGTACAAGGTAATGCAAAACGCTTTGCAGAACGCAATGAAAATTGCTACGCAATTTGGTTTCACTCCAAGCAGCAGAGCATCCCTTAGTATGCCAGAACAAGATGAGGAAAGGACTGACGATTTTAACTTCTTTGATTGATGAAACTTAAAGAGGACAAGACTTTTAACTTTGATGACAAGGCAGCAGATAGAGTAGTATACTTTATAGAGAATCACATCAAGCATATCAAAGGTGAGTTAGGAGGTCAGCCATTTAAGTTAGAGCCATTTCAGAAAACAATAGTAAGAGATTTGTTCGGTTGGAAGTATAGAGATAGTGGTCTAAGAAGATTTAGAACTGCTTATATATGTCTGCCTAGAAAGAACGGAAAGTCAACTCTAATAAGTGCAATAGCTTTGTATATGTTACTAGCCGACAACGAGCCTTCGGCTGAGTGTTATATCGCTGCTGGAGATAGACAACAAGCTGGAATTATATTTGATGTTGCTAGTGGAATGGTAAGAGCTGACAATCAACTAAACAAGAATCTGAAAGTATTTAAGAACTCTATAATCCACGAGAAAAGTAACTCAGCTTTCAAGGCTATTAGTTCTGAGGCAAGTTCTAAGTTTGGATACAATGCTAGTTTTATTTGTATGGATGAGTTCTTCGTTCAGAAAGATTCTAGTCTGTGGGATGCCTTGACTACTTCGGTTGGTAGTAGGAGACAACCATTGACAATAGCAATTACAACTGCTGGTTATAATCGTGAGTCGATATGTTACAAGACTGAGGAGTATGGTCGTAAAGTATCTGAGGGAATTATTAAAGACTCTAGTTTTTACTACGTCAAGTATGCTTGTGATTTAGAAACAGATTGGACAAGTGAAGAAGCATTGAGAATAGCCAATCCAGGAATAGAATCTAAAGTAGTAAAATTAGACTATCTCAAAAGAGAACAAGAGAAAGCTATCAAGCTACCCAGCTATGAAAACACTTTTAGAATGTTACATCTTAATCAATGGATGTCATCAGCTAGTAAGTGGCTATCAGACCAGCAATGGATGGAGTGCAACAAAGCTCCAATACAGTTAGAAGATTACAAAGGGATGACTGCTTACGCTGGACTTGACTTAGCTAGTGTGCGAGATGTTTCTGCTTTTGTTTTAATCATTCCAGAGGATGATAGGTTTACTATAATACCCTACTTCTTTGCTCCAAAAGATAACGCTTTTATAAGAAGTAGAAGAGACCAAGTAGACTATATAGGCTGGGAGAAAGAGGGATTAATGGAACTGACAGAGGGAGATGTAACAGACTACAACTACATAAAACGTAGAATAAAAGAAGTTGCTGAGGTTGTAAACATCAAGTCTATTGCATACGATAGATGGAACTCTAGCCAATTAGTGATTGATTTATCAGAAGATGGATTGCCGATGGAAAGCTATGGTCAAGGCTTTGCTAGTATGTCAGCACCAACTAAAGAACTTGAAAAGCTAGTACTAGGCAAACAAATTAACCACGCTGGTAACAAAGTGTTGAGGTGGATGTGTTCTAACTTAGCTATGAAAACAGACCCAGCTGGTAATATCAAAATGGATAAGAGTAAGTCAAGCGAAAAGATTGATGGAATGGTAGCTCTTGTTATGGCTCTGGGATGTTATATGAATGACGATTCTAGTGACAATTCTACTTATGATGATAGAGGAATAGTCTGGATATGACTTTTGCGATTTCTCTTATCTTTGTAATGTAATTACAATTTTATGGGACTATTTGACTTCCTACGTTCAGAAAAGCGTGGAGATAATTTTTTAAGAGCCGTGTTTGGTGGTTATGGTGCAGCTAACAAAACGGCAGTAAATAGAGATACATCTTTAACATTCAGCGCAGTTTTTGCTTGTGTTAGAGTTATCAGCGAATCAATAGCAAGTCTACCTATAAAAGTTTACAGAGTCGAGGAGGATGACGACAAGATAACTGACGTTAGCCATCCAATCTACCGACTACTAGCTCGTAATCCTAACGAGTATATGACACCATACACATTCCTAGATACTCTAATGACCAACTTATTGCTAGAGGGGAATGCGTATTTTTATATTGAGAGAGATGGTAGTGCCAGACCAATCTCACTTATTCCTATTAATCCAAAAGATGTCAAAGTAATTAAGCACGATGGTCAAATATTTTATGACATCAAAGACTATGAGATAGGAGTAATGAAAGAGGATATGTTACACTTTTTCAACTTATCATTTAATGGTTATGAGGGTGTAAGCGTATTGAAAGCACAGAATACAACAATAGCAACTTCTATTGCTGCTAATGATACTGCCAATAGTTATCTAGGAAACTCTGCTCAAGTTGGTGGAGTAATCAAGCATCCAGGCAAACTAAGTAAAGAAGCAGTTGCAAGATTAAAGAACTCTTGGAATCAGAACTACTCTGGCTCATTTGTATCTGGTAAGACTGCTATCCTTGAGGAGGGTATGACGTTTGAGCAAACTAATATAGATGCTAATAAGTATCAACTTTTAGAGACTCGTAGATTTCAGATTGAAGAAATTTCTAGAATTTTCAAAGTACCCCTAAGTTTGATTTCACATCTCGAAAAGGCAGCTAACTATTCTAGTATAGAGGCTTTATCAATAGACTTTGTAAGATTTACCTTGACTCCTTATATGGTGATGGTAGAGCAAGAGCTTAACAGAAAGTTATTTAGAGATAGAGAGTTTGGCTTGTTTAGTATTAAGCTAGATGCAAAGGCTTTGCTTAGAGGAGATAGTTCATCTCGTGCAAGTTATTACAGAGAGATGGCTTCTATCGGTGCTTTGTCTATTAATGAGATAAGACGAATGGAGGACTTGAATAGAGTTGGACCAGAGGGTGACCAGTTGTTTATGCCGTTGAATTTTGCTCCTATTGGAGACGTAGAAGAGGAGGACAATGCCGATACCGACTAAAGAACAAAACGAAACTAATGAGGAGTTCATCGAAAGATGTATGTCCGATGAGTTTATGAAAGAGTATGATGATAACAAACAAAGACTTGCAGTATGTTATGCTCAACTAGAAGATGATGAGGAAAGACAAACAAACTTTCCTAATAAGGGAGATGATAAAAAGATAAGTCTCAGAAATAGCGAAGAGCCACAATTTGACTATGACTTTGCTAAAACTATAAAAGAACAAACTCCAGAGATTTGGAAAGCTGGAGGTAACATAAGAGGGAATGAGGCTTTTATGTTATGGAGTAGAGCTAGAGATGGTCAAGATACAGAGGCTATTAGAGAATGGATAAAAGAGAGAGAGTCTTGGATTAAAAGACACTTTGAAGATGGTAAACAATTCAAAGGAGATACAGAGCCTAACCTTTCTAATGTAGGTGGTGTGGTTGCTCAAATTAAATGGGGAACGATTGGAACTCTAGGAGAGCAAGGAATGAAAGATGTAATTTTAGAACTAACAAAAAAGCTAGAGGGCAAGAAAGAAGAAAATCAAGTTAGTGCTAAAGTAAAAAAAGGATTAGAGAACAAAGTTGAAAAACATAATGAAGAAATAAAAGAGCTGGATTTAGCTTGGAATGGTCGTACTACTTACGCTGAACTTGTAAAAGTATTCGAGAGAGGTGTTGGAGCTTACAATACCAATCCTGGCTCGGTAAGACCTAATGTTACAAGTGCAGAGCAATGGGCAATGGCTAGAGTCAATTCGTTTTTATTTGCTCTTAAAAAAGGTAGATTTCAAGGTGGTAAGCACGATACAGACTTACTGCCAGACAATCATCCAGTAAAAAAAGAAATGGAAGAAAATAATAGATTTATGAAAAAGCACGATTTAAGACACATCCAAAAGATTGAGGAAACAGATGACTCAATCATTATCACTTATGATAAGCTAACGGATGAAATGGAGGATAGCTATCACCACGATAAAGACGAGAAGCGTGAAAAGGTCGGCTCAATGATTGTTGATGGTATAGAGTTACCATTATACGACACTAAAGAAGAGGCTGAGGCTGAGGCTGAAAAACTTGGAGGAAGTGGCTCTCACGAGCATACTATGGATGGCAAGACTTACTATATGCCATTCGATACACACGACCAAGCAAAAGAAGCTCTAAAAGATAAAGATATGAGTGACCACACTCCAGACCACGATGAGGATGAAATGAAACGTCCATTGTATATGAGAAACAATCCTAACGCTGAGGTAAGAACTTTTGACGTTCAAGACTTAGAACTAAGGATGGATGGAGATAAGCCAACTGTTGTCGGTTACGGTGCAGTCTTTAATTCAGAGTCTAATGACTTAGGAGGTTTTAGAGAGTATATTGCTCCAGGTGCTTTTGATGGTCGCTTAGAAGATGATGTAAGATTCTTAGTAAATCACGATGCAAACTTAATACTAGCTAGAACAACAAACGGAACGCTAAGACTTTCTGTCGATGAGAAAGGGTTGAGATATGAAGCTGATTTGCCAAATACATCAACTGCTAGAGATTTGATGGAACTATTAAAGAATGGAACTATTAGTCAATCTAGCTTTGCATTTACTGTTGAAGAGGATAGTTGGGAAGTAAAAGACGGAATGAATATCAGAACAATTGATAAAGTTTCACAATTATTTGACGTGTCCAGCGTTGTGTTTCCCGCATATTCCTCAGCATCTAGTTCTGTTGCGTTACGTTCTATGAAAGAATGGCAAGAAAAAGAAGAAGCTAAAAAATTTGAAGAAAGTTTAGAGGCTGAAAAATTAGAGGGCATAAAAGAAGAAGAAGATTTAAAGCAACGCTCCCTCAATGAAATGCGTTTAAAAATCTTAAAAAATAAATATTAATATTAATTTTCTATAAAATGAAAACATCAAAACTTTATAAAGAAGAAAGAGCTGAGGTTATCGAAAAGATGGAAAGTCTAGTATCTTCTGCTGAAGGTCGTGATATGACATCTGATGAGCAAGTTAGCTTTGATTCTTTAAATGAAAAAGTAGAGGAGTTAAATAAGATGGCAGTACGTGCTGAGTCTTTTGAGAAACTTCAAGCTACTAAAGCTGTTAAAGAAGTAACAGAAAACACTCCAAAAGAAGTTAGAGAGTATTCTTTCCAAGATGCTATGAAGGCTGCTTACTCTGGTAAACTAGAAGGATTAGTAAAAGAAATGGATTCTGAAGCTCGTAACGAGGCTCGTTATACTGGTCAAATGTATAAAGGTATAGCAATACCAAGTTCTGTATTAGAAGCAAGAGCAATCACAACTTCTAATGTAAACGAGGTTGAGACTATGAGTTTTACAGACCAGTTACAAGCAAACTTAGTTTTAGCTAGTGCTGGTGCTAACTACTATTCAGGAGTAAAGAATATGAAGTTCCCAGTTATAAGTGGAATCACTACTAGTTTCGTAGGTGAGACTGGTGGCTCTGTTTCTGCTGCTGGTTCTGCTTCAAGTTTAACACTTTCTCCTCAAAAATGTATTTCTATTGTTGAGATTTCTGCTGAGGCTATGACTCAAAACGCTGGTGTAGAAGCTGCAATACGTAGAAATATGGCTGCTTCAGTTGCTGCTCAATTAGAGAAAAACTTATTAGGTGCTGCTGATAACTCAGATGGTGGTCCACAATCAATCTTTGCTGATGCTGCTGATGGTGGAGCTACTCTTGATGCTGCTGCTCTTTTAGCAATGGAGTCAACTGTATTAGGTAACAATGTACCATTATTAGGTGGTAGATTCGCATATCTATGTAACTCTGACGCTTTAGCAGTAATTAAAGGTTTAGCTCAAGTTTCTTCAGTTTCACCAATCTATGATAACAGAGATAAGACTATCAACTCTTACTTTAGCTTTGTATCTTCAAATGTAGGTAATAAAACTAGTAATTTTGACAATGTTTTATTCGGTGATTTCTCAAGAGTACACATTGCACAGTTCGGTGGATTGGATGTCTTATTTGACCCATATACTTCTGCTGCATCTGGTGTCGGAAGAATGATTGCTACTTCATTAGTTGATGGTAATGCCGTTGACAATGGAACTGCATTTGTAGAAATACAAACAGAATCATAATTGATTTTTTTAACGGAGGGAGTGGAAACACTCTCTCCATTAATTTTTTTTAAATGGAATACTACAACTACAACTTCAATACATTAAGAGGTACTGACTATGTGCCTTATGGTAAGCTAGTTCTTGATACTGCTCCAACGTCTACTGTTATATCATTAGCAGAGGCTAAGACATTTTTAAGAATAGACTCAGACTATGATGATGACGATGCTTACATCACATCATTGATTAATGTTGCTACTGGTGTAGTTGAAGAATTCACTAGACGTAGATTAATAACACAGACCTATATAATCTACTATGACGAGTTTCCTCCTTACATTGACTTACAAGTAGGTGAGGGTGCTAATGTTACTCATATCAAGTATTATGATACCAACAATGTGCAACAAACTTTAGATGCATCAAATTATGATGTAGATGCTAAGATAAGACCTGGTAGAATATATGAATCAGAAAACGGAGACTTCCCAGATACTTTTGAAAGACCAAACGCAGTTGAAGTTAAGTTTATAGTTGGTGGTTCTGCTAGTAACGTACCAGCTCCAATAGTACAAGCTATTTATATTATTGTTGGTCGTTACTATGAGAATCGTCAAGACGTTGTTACTGGAACTATTGCAAGTGAATTACCATTAATGGTAGACCACTTACTAACTCCTTATAGATTGCTAGAACTATGATAATAGGCAAACTAGATAGAAAGTTAAAACTCTATAAAAGGACTTTCACTAATAATACATATGGTGAAAGAGAGGTAAATACTAGCTCTTTTGTAACTATCTATGGCAGCTTTGATTTCAAAAGTGGCAATTCAACTTATGATGCTGATGCTTTAATCAATAAACAAACAATAGAATGTCTAGTCAGATATAGAACAGACATTGGAATAAGTCCACAATTCGCTATAACTTTCGGCAATACGGTTTATTCAATCAAAAGCATAAAAGAGGTAGGAAGAAAAGATAAATTAATACTCACGTTGTTGGAAACCAACTCAATAGACTTAGCAGTATAATGGCAGTAGGAACAAGTAAAATATTAAGAGGTAATCAAGGTGGTCACGCTGGTTTTGTTACTGCTACTATTGATGAGAAAGAACTAAACTCTTTAATTAAGGATTTAGAGAGTCTTAATATGTCTGATAGTAAAAATAAAACAATTTTAAGGCAAGGAATGAGAAAAGCCTCTAAACCTATACTAGAAAAGCTTAAGTCTATTGTACCAGTTCAATCTAATCAACTTAAAAAATCACTAGCTATAATAAATGGTAAAAACGTAAAAGGAAAGCCACCCACAGTATATATTGGACCAAGAGTTAAAAAATCATTTGCAGCTATGAATAAAAGTGGATTTTATTTTTATTTCTTAGAGTATGGATTTAGAGGCATTCCAGGACTTAGAATGTTAGATAAGACTGCTGCTAGTAAAGGTAATACGGCTATCAATAGCGTAATATCAGAAATAAGAAAGCTCATTGATAAAAAAATGAAGTAATGACAGTAGGTAAAGCAATATTCGACATCTTAACAAATAATGCAGCCGTGTTAGCTATAATATCTGATTTAGGCACAGACCCAAGAATCTTTCCAAGTCGTTTTGACTTTCCAAAAGATGTTCAAACTCCATACATTACTTATCAAGTAGTATCAGATGAGCCGAACAATACAAAGAATGGTCCTAGTACATATGATTATGTGACGGTACAAATTAATTTATATAGCACAAGCTACTCTAATTTAATAACATTATCTAATAAAGTAAGGACGGCGTTAGACTATGTTAGTGGCACATTTCAAGGTGTAGAGGTTGATAAGATATTTTTTCAAAATCAAAATGAATTATTTGACGATTCTGCTGGTCAGCAAGGCTTTTATGGAATAGCACAAGATTATAGATTTAACATTGGATAAAAAATTAGATATGTATAAAGTAAAGATAAAAAAAGATATTGAATGTAGAGGAATAGAATACAAACAAGGCGAATCTTACGAAGTAGTGAGAACAGTCTTTAATTTTCTCAGACATAACAATGCAATAGACACAACAAAGAAAAAATCTAAAAAGAAGGAAACTTCAAAGGATTTAGATATTAGCTAATTATAAATTATAAAATTAAAAGATTATGGCAATTTTTAACGGAACAGACCTAGTGCTTACTGTAAGTCCTAGTGATGGTGGTGCGAATGCTAAACTAATGCACTCACAAACTGTATCGCTATCAATCAACGTTGATACGATAGACATCTCGACTAAGGACAGTCAGGGATTTAGAGATTTAATAGGAGGACAAAAGTCTTTCAGTCTTTCGGCTGATGGTCTTATGGACTTTAATACTGGAGCTGGTGACACAGAGCCAGATGAGTTATTTACTCAAGCAATGGCTAGAACTCCAGTCACATTTGTATTTGGTTTAGCTTCTCCAGCTTCTGGAGACTATACTTATAGTGGCTCTGGTTTTATTTCTAGTATGGAGTACTCTGCTGGAACAGAAGACGCTCCAACTTACTCGGTTTCTATCGAGGGAAGTGGAACGTTGACTCAGAACGCAATTTAATAATTTCTTTGTTGGTTGGGGATTGTGCTACGGCACGTCTCCCAACTAGCAATATAAAACCAACAAGATATGTACGAAGTAGTTATAATAAACGGAAAGGATTACCCAGTAAGATTTGGAATGAACTCGTTGAGGTTATTCTGTAAAGATACTGGAAGAAGTTTAGCTGACTTAGATAAGCTAGGAGAGGGTATGAGCTTAGATGATGCTTGTTATCTAATCCTAAACGGAATAAAAGACGGCTCTAGAGTGAGTGGTCAAGAATGTTCTTTAAATGTTGATGATGTCGCTGATATGTTAGATGAAGATTTTGAGGCTTTGAATAAAGTGTTAGAAGTATTCTCAGAACAATTCTCTGCTAAATTTGGAACGGAGGGAAACGACAAAGCCACGAAGAAAGTGGCAAAGAAGAAGAAGTAACTTGGGATAAGCTAGAGGCAGTTGCTTATGGTCTTGGCTTATTACCCAAAGACTTTTGGAATCTAACTTTTCACGAGTTTCTATGTACTCAAAAAGGTATTAATGACCGATTTGAATTAGAGCAGCGTCAAGAGTGGGAACGAGTACGATGGTTGGCTTGTGTTAATTTACAACCACATACAAAGAAAGGACAAAACCTAACTCCCCAGAAACTTGTTAAGTTTGATTGGGAGAAAAAGAAAAGAAAGACCGACATCAACAAACAAAGAAAGAGAGCAGAATATGTTAAAAAGAAATATGAATTGCTAAATAAAGACAATGGCTGAGAAGAATTTAAGTATTAAGTTATCGTTGAACGATAAGCAATTTATGAGTGGATTGAGGAAAGCATCCTCATCTATGAAGCGATTTGGCAAATCAATGCAAAAGACTGGTAAAAATCTTAGCAGAAATTTGACTTTGCCAATCTTAGCTTTTGGAGCTGCAAGTGTTAAAGCATTTGACAAACAACAAAAAGCATTAGCACAAGTTGAGTCTGGTTTAAGAAGTACTGGCAACGCTGCTGGATTTACTTCTGAGCAACTTCAAAAGATGGCTGCTGACTTACAAGGTAAGACAATATTTGGCGATGAGGTTATTTTAAAAGATGCTACTGCTCAACTACTTACGTTTACTAATATTAGTGGAGAGCAATTTGCACGAACTCAAGTAGCTGCTTTAGATTTAGCAACTCGACTTGATGGAGATTTAAAGTCTGCATCTATTCAATTGGGTAAGGCTTTGAACGACCCAGTCGCAAACTTATCAGCTCTTAGTCGTAGTGGTATACAATTCTCAGAAGAACAGAAAGCAACAATAAAATCTTTAGCTGAAACAAATAGACTAGCAGATGCTCAGACTATAATATTAGACGAACTTAACAAACAATATGGAGGAAGTGCTGAAGCTGCTGCTCAAGCTGGTATTGGTGTTATACAACAATTACAAAATTCTCTTGGAGATTTAGGAGAGGAGTTTGGTAAAATAATCTCAGATAATATAGGTCCATTTGTAGAAAAAGTAAAAAGTCTTGTTGGATTTTTAAGAGGTTTGACAGATGAACAAAAAAAGACAATAGTCCAAGTTGCTGGTTTTGCTGCTGCATTAGGTCCAGCTATTTTCTTACTTGGTAAAATAACTACTGCCGTTGGAGGTTTATTAAAGATTATAAGAGTTTTAGGAGTTGTTATGGCAGCTAATCCAATTGGATTAATAGCAACTGCAATAGCTGGTCTTGTAGCTGGTATAGCTTTTCTAGCAACATCGTCAAGTGAAACTGCCGTTAAGATTAGAAACTTCTTTAGAAAGATGGCTAACGGAGTTATTGAGGCTATCAATCAAATGATTAAAGCTATCAATAAAATACCTGGACTAGATATTGATTTGATAGATACTTTAGACCTTGAGGAATTTAAAAAAGAGGTCAAAGATACAACTGATGGCGTTGATAATCTTACTAAATCAATAAACGCAATTCCAAAGAAAACCACTATTACAATAGAAAGGAGTGCAGCACCTGGTAGAATAGAGCCAAAAAAGCCTGGACAAATTCCAACTAATTTATCACTACCAACAGAGTTAGAGGGAATAGCAGATATTAAACCAGATGGCTTAGAAAGTTTAGAGGGTGCATTCTTTGATTTTGCTGACGAATATAAAAGAAAAATTCAAGACACATTTGCAGAAATATCAAAATTAGTTGGAGGCGTTTCTAATTTATTTAGTCAATTACATAATAAAAGAATGGTTGAGTTAGATAATGAAAAAGCTAAAGAATTAGATAAAATTGCTGCTTCTAAAATGAGTGAAGAAGAAAAAGAAAAAGCAATAAACGATATCAATGAAAAATTTGACAATAAAAAAGCAGAAGCCGACAAGAAACAAGCAAAAAGAGCTAAGGCTGTTGCACTCCTCGAGGCTACTGTAGCAACTGCTTCTGCTGTTGTTGAAGCATTGCCTAATATACCATTGTCAATCGCTGCTGGTGTGATAGGAGCTGCTCAAATAGCAACTATTGCTTCAACACAAATTCCAGCCTTTGCACAAGGTGGTATGGTTACTGGAGCTACTCTTGGTCTTGTTGGAGAAGGACCAGGAACATCAATGTCTAATCCAGAGGTCATAGCTCCATTAGATAAACTTAAATCAATGATTGGTGAAGGTCAAGGTAGTGTTGAGGTGTTTGGTCGTATAAGTGGCTCAGACATATTAATAAGCTCAGATAGAGCAAGAAAGAACAGAGATAGAACAAGAGGTTACTAATGGCAAGAGATAAAAAATTTTTATTAGAGTTTCAAACAGATGTCGGTGTTTTTTATAAAATAGAAGTATTTGATAATGACTCATCTGATTCTACACAATACACTCCTAATTTAGGTGCTGATGGTTTTAGCTTAACATATCAAACAGATACAGATAATAGATTTACTGGATTAATACCTAGTGAAGTGAAATTTGATATTTTTTTAGAAAATGATGCACAAAGAGCCGTTGTCAATAGTATCCAATCAGCAGATTATGGTCAATTTGATATGGCTATTTATAAAAGCAGAAATGAAGTCGAAGATTTTCATTTATATTGGGCTGGTGTAATTTTAAATGATGTTTCAAATGAAAAAGATGTTGACTATCCACAAAGAGTAACATTGACGGCAATAGACGGATTAGCAGCTTTAAAAGATAAACCATTTAACGAAGGCGTTGCATATACAACGCCATCTTCTTTTCAAATAATTGCTTATTTTTTAAACGCTTTCAGACTTCAAATTCCTTGGACTAATAATTATATTGCTGCTGATGAAAATTTGATAATTACTAGTGTTAATTGGAGTACAGATTCAGCTGGTTTTGTTTCACATAGAGACCCATTAAATTTCAGCAGATTTAATTTTATGGCTTTTGTTGATGTTAATGAAGATGACGGAACAAAAAAGTATAAAGATGCTTTTTTCTTATTAGACTCAATTTGTAAGAGTTTTTGTGCAAGATGTTTCTTTAGTTTCGGAACTTGGCATATAATAAGTGTAAACAATTATCATATCAATTCGTCCGTAGACCCAGTTACTGGAATTAGTAATTTCTTTAGAAGATATCTTAACTCAAGTTCTGTAAATCCAGATTCAAATGGTGTTGCAAATATAATTGTAGAAACAGGACCAAGCACATTTTATAAAAGATTTGGAGCTGATTTTGGTATGCTTCCAGTTCTTAAAGAAGTCAAAGGGCAGTATGCTCATTTAACTCCTTTTGATATGCCATTCATAAGCTATAATAATAATAGTGACACTTCAACAGATTACGAATTTAGCTCTAACGAGATTCCGATTTGGAATGGTTATAGATTCAACAATGTTAATTATCATGGCGCAAACTATGGTTTCAATCTAGCATCTAGCGACAAGCTCATCATTGATTTAGGCTCTGTTGCTGCTATAACTGGCTCTAGTATTTCAATAAATAGAGATTTTTTATTTAGTACTACTGGAGACCTTAATTTTACTGATGTTTCTGGTCAAAATATGGCTGTAAAAGTTAAGTTAGCATTAAGATTTAGACTTGTTGGAAATTCTGGAACTACACACTATTGGCCATTAAGCGAAAATAATGACACTTGGTTTACAAATGATATACATCCAATAACTCAAGAAATTGGTCCAGCATTGGATTGGTACAATTTTAACTTTGGTAATAATAATATAAATGTCAACTTACAAACAACCGAATTGCCAGATAGTGGACAGTTATTTTTTGAGGCATATGCTAAATGTTACTATAATAACTTTGCTAGTGTACCCTCAAACATATCTGAGATAGAAATACTTAATACTACGTCAACTATTGACCCAACAAAAATTTTAGTTTATTCTCCTCCAGAAAATGACGAGACTCAAGGCATAAAATATTTACTCAATAATGAGGTAATTTCATCTAAGTTTTTTATTGCTAATAATGCTCCTGGTGGAACAATTATAGACGATGGAGCAAAATTAGAACTTGATGAGAGCTTCTTTGGAACTGGTCCAACAAGTGGTGCAGTTGGAAGATTAGAAACATTTGACTATTCTACTTCATCGTTTGACGATGGTACTAATGCAACTTGGAAAGCCTTTGGAACTGGTACTGGTGTAGAGTTTACACAATTACAAGTTCAGCAAATTCTCAAAGGACAAATGCAAGGAGCTAAAATATTAAATACTAGTTTGAAAATTACACACTTAAATCAACCATATCATTTTATCAATGGTATTCAAGTAGATTCAATCAACTATGCTCCTTACCAAGTAACTTATAATGCTAATCAAGAGGTCTGGAGTGGAGTATGGTATGAAATAGATTTAAGCACAGACACTCAAACTACTTCAACTGGTACAATTTCAAACATACCAGTTTCCAACGAATTTACACCAACACAAAACAACTTTTTGAATAATATATCTCTAGGAGTTACTTCAGCCGATACTACTAGCTTGACATTGACTTCCATAGGTCTTATACCATCAAGTGGAAATAATCAAATTGTAAAGTCTGGAGATGTTGTTAATGTAATTTGTTCTGATACTGGAGCATTGAAACAATTTACTGCAAACGCTGATATCAGTCAAAAATCAACAAGATTACAATTTGCTTCAACAACAGTTGACCAAATAATACCAGCTGGAAGTGTATTGATGATGAATAGGAATAAGGCATATGAAAGAACTCACTCTAATTTGCAGTACATAGTTTTTTCTAGTCAAGCACCTACACAAGCAGAATGGACAACGCTAAGTTCATCTGGTATATCTAACCACACTTGGAATACTATCACAACGGATAAAGGTTTTAATGTGGGTACAAGTCAATTGACAAATGTTTCAACTGCTATCCAATCAGTCGGCATA